AGATGTCTTAGTTGGTGTAGCTGTTTGATATAATCTAACTGTATAATAGTAGCAGTTTGTAAAATCACTTTCATTCAATGATGTAGATGCTACTAATCTGCTTGGTCCGACTGATAACATAGGAGTAGCCAATCCATTTACAGCATAAGTTGCTGTTGTAATTAAAGTATTGGTTATGTTATATAGTTTTATTTCAGCTGTGCAATTGTCACTCTCACTATTAATGATGCTCAAGAATTTAGTCTCTTGATATTGCACATATTCCTTTTTATCTCTAGGGAAATCAGTTAAGAAATATTCACCTCTTGAATTATCTATATCATATAGATATGGAATAAAATTACCAGCATATACTTCTAAAAATCTAAATGATCCATTTAAAAAATTAAAACTGTCAGTTGTTTCTGCTGATCCAAATTGTATAGATGGAGGAGCGCCATACTTTTCATACACAACTAAATTCCATACATTGTCAACTAATAACTCAGCTGATAATGTAGTTTGTTGAGGAAAGTTTGTCAATAATATAGATCTACCTATGGCACTAATATTAAATTTTCCCCTATTTGCAGACTCAGGGAATACCTCATGAGTAGATAGTAAATCAGTATTTAAATATACTTCAACTATAAAACTGAAATTCTGTTGAGTTGCTTGATCTGATTCAAAGGTCCATATTACATTATTACATATTGGCCAGTAATTCTCAGGCTCTTGTATTATCATTATTGCCATGTTCTTGTATTTTTAGTAAATGAAACCTGAAACATTAAACCAGTCAAAGTAGCTAGATCATTTGATATCCTTTCAAGGACCTCATCACTCATCACGTTCTCAGTTATATTGCGAGGCTTGATCCCATACTTGTTCTTTGTAGCTGATGCTGATGCATAGGCATGACTCAAGTCGTATCCTTTCCATTGCTTTATAGCTAGTGCATGATTCTTTGTGACAGCTGGAAAGTTAAAGCTGTAAGGTGTTTGAAATTTCTGTTGGCCTACCGGATTAACACCTTGGTCTTGGAATTTATAGTATTCGTCTGATTCAACAGTGATTGTTAAAGGACCAGTTGTGTAAGCTATTGTTGCAGCTGCTAGTCCTCCAGTATTGCTTACATTGTTAAAAATGTACTCCTGAAAGTTCTTTGTTAGCTTATTACTGAGCTCAAGTATGAATGCTTCATATACATTCTGAGGCTGTGCTATATCACTTTGTGATATTCCAAATTCTCCTAAAAAGTCTAGATCAGCCATGTCTTTGTAATATGTAATCTTGTTCCGCTTTCAGCTTGAAGTAATTCATCCAAAACAAGGTCTTCACATACGGCTGCCGCGTAATATCGTCCACATCTTTGTTAAGCTGCTGCGCCAGGTTGATGAGGATTCTTGTCCAGTTAAACCACTCGCTGTCTCTAAGAGTTTCTTGTGCATTATCTGATTCTGATTCATCAGCTTCGCTGTCTGTATTCCCAAGATAGCGAGATTCCGCATCTCTGATTCTCGCAAAAAAAAAGCGAAGTAATTCAAAAATTCATCACCTGGAAAGGACCTCTTGAATATCTCTTCCCTCTTTTTATTAGGATTCAGAACCTTGCCTCTGTTATCTTCTTGACAGTATTCCATCCCCTCTTCAATGTAGCAGATAGCTAGTGCCTCACATGGATTCTGTGATACATCATCAATGAGCTTCATGTCAATGATCTGACCAGTCTCAATGTGTGAGAAGTCACGCTCAAACCTATATCTCTGACCTTCAATAGTTATGAATTCAGATGGTTCAGAAGTCTTGTGCTCAGCCAACATCTTTAGCAGTGTAGTGCTGGCATGCATGATGTCATCAATGTGAATCTTTCTGACCTTGTTGATTGGCACTCCAGTAAATATACTGACCATCTGTGACTGAAAGTCAAGCATATTAGTCAGTGATTTATTAGCAGTCTGAATCACTGGTGCCAGCATCAGCCATTTAGTCAACTGATCAGGAGTGCAGTCTTTGATTGTTTGTGGATAGCTTACCTCTATTGTCTTTGTCATGCTCTGAGTATTTTATATTGACCTCTCTTGGAATAGTTTTTCTTACAATGCCATGCCAGTGCCAATGATATCACACCATCATCATGAAGTCCTTGTGGTGCTGCGTATTGTACTGATCTGGTATTCGGATTGTAAATATAGGTAAAATTCTCAAGCTCATCTATCAGCCATTGCTCATCAGCTACCTTGACATCCGATTGCTCAAAGGCCAGTGCTAGATCCTCAATGATGACTGGCTTTGTCTTGCTAGTTGTAGTGAATGGATTCACCAAGTTGCGAAGTCTACTGGATAGCATCTCGTAGAAGATATCCCCTTGATTATTCACCTCTATCAATGTGACCGCTTGATATGCTCTGATGACATCAGCGACCTTGTCAATGATCTTGTTCCATTCATCATGCCGCCATCTGTTGACATATATCATCTCACCTTTCTCATTGAGTATTGTCAGCACAGTGTAGTCATCTGCCCTACCTATGTCAAGTCCAGCATAGCACTTACCACCCTTGGTCCATGTGCCAGCTGATTGCCTCACGTTCTTGAATAGTCCGGATGCATTATCAATGAATTCAGCTAGGTATTCTTGTCTGAAGATATGATCAGGCAATGACCGCTTTCTTTCCTCAAGCTCTTCAGGAGCTATCATCGGATTCTCATAGGATGTGAAGTGGATGTACTTGTATCTTGGATCATAGTTAGGCTGCATGCACAAGGTATGGAAATGATTCTTTCCCTTCGGAGTGCTGATGAATATCACCTTCCTACCTTTCACCATCACTGTTGCTGATAGTACCTCATTCCACAGCTCAGGTCTTGTGAAGGCCATCTCATCCACTACCATGTAATGGAATGTATTCCCTCTGATATTGTCAGGCCGTTCACCGCTAAAGAATTCTATTGATGATCCAAAGCCAGTGACTCTAAGATCTGACTTATTGAATTCAAATAGACCGCTGTTCTTTGTAGCTCTTTCAAGCTCTGCGAATACTTTCTTGCCTTGCTTATATACTGGAGTAACCCAAGCTATTTGACAGCCTCTATCATTGATGGCCCAGTACAGCAGCTGATTGATTCCTAGTAAGGTCTTGCCAAACTGTCTACCTATGTTTAAAGCATAGTATTTTTGTGATCCCTTATTGATGGCATCATGGATGTGCCTCTGATTAGGATGTGGCTTGTAGCCTTTGATTGTACTCATTCATCAAAGTCAAAGTTTTCAACATTCCTAGTTTCAACTTGCTGACGATCATGCATGCCAAATTTGTTCTTAGCATAGAAGATTCCCTTCCCTTCATTGGCCACAATGTTCTTGCCTAGAGATATGAATTCAGAGTCAATATTTTTTATAGTGTGACTTTTATCACCCTCCTCTCTCAGCCATCTATACCAAGTCCTTCTATCAATTAGCTTCATATCTAATTTCAAAGGTATCCAAATATTAAGAAAGTAGTCAATAGTTGGTATATGTCTATCAGGGACCTCAACTACTTTACCACTACCAGCGACATGAGGCTTTGTATTATTCAGGCACTCTTGAATATATTCCCATCCAAGGTCCTCCAGCTGATCAATTACTTCTTGAGAATAGGCCATTCTGTATTATGTTATTTTGTTCCATTTAATATACTATAGTAATATATTATATTACTTACAGTACTTAGTATAAAATGTATATGGTACCACCTTCAATTTAACTAGGATCCATATCAGTGGCCTATATGCCTTGAAGTTGTACTTGTCATATTTAGCTCTGTCACCTTTGCGGATGTTTATGAGTGCCTCAATCTTAGGAAGGTATTCACCGAATTTAGACATGTCAAACTGAGCTTTCTCATCAAACAATTCTCTAGCTTGTTGCTTTGTCAATCTGCCTGACCTCACTTGTGCAGAAAGATATACAATTCGTTTATCTATTCCAAACTTATTTGGCAGCAGATAGCTTCCTACAAACTCAGTGTAAACATTCTCACAATGCTTGCCTCCATAGTCTTGCCAGCTAATCAGTCGTTTCATCTCTAGCTCCATAGTATCTCTATCGAATCCGTAGTGGAATGGTCTCACATTCTTGATTCCTTTCCAAGCATAAAATAGTTGGTCCTTGAATGTGAATAATGGATAGTTGGTCAGCTCTGACTGAGTATATGCCTTGTATACTGACCTGATGTATTTGGCATCCATGTAGGTCCATGCAGCTGGTGTAGATCCCTCCGTTCTGAAGTCATGTCCATTGAGGATGTACTTGATCTTGTACTTGTGAGCTGTATCATACATCAGTTTGGTCATTGCGATGTCATTTGGGATGTCAGCATCAGGAAGACCAGCGTATAGGAATGCTTCATTGAGCTTGTCATACTCAGCCTTGTTCACCTGGTATGTGATTGCATCTACGTTGAGCTTCTTGATTAGCTGCTGCATATTGTGTACAGCCTCTGGAGCATTCCAGTTATTATCGAAGTGAATCACTAGCGGCTTGAGGCCCCAGTAACGTACAGCTGTATAGAGTAGAGTAGAAGAGTCTAGTCCTCCACTGATTCCCATGATGCAATCGTATTTGTCACCATAGCCATGTTCTCTAATCTTGTTGAGCATGTCATGTAGTCCATCAGGATTGGCTTGTTTCTGTAGCTCATCATGTAGGTCACAGTAATTGCATTGCTTGTCATTCAAGACTGAGAAGTCAGAAGTGAATAGGCATCTTTTACATTCTTTTTTCATGTTATAATTATTTGAAAGTAGCTTTCATTTAGTTTGACTGTGTGTATTTTGTAATCAAGAAAATCCTCTGGTTTAATGTTGTACCAGATATGTTCAGGATCACAATCTTCAGGCTCATCTAGTGGCAAAGATAGCACAAGATATTTACAATGACTTTTGCATTTGTCAATGACCTCAAATGGATGCTCAAGATGTTCTAATGTCTCTGCAATGATGATGACATCGTATTGGCCCACTGGCTCATCTGTTCTGATATCTAGCAGCTTTGTGTAGTCAGCTTTGTCAGCTGCTTTTATGATAGCTGTGCTTGAGAAGTCTGATGCTGTATAGATGCAGTCGAATTCATTCTTAAGATATTCAGCTCCTATGCCGGTACCACATCCAATCTCAAGGATAGTGTTGAACTTTATGCAGTCAAGTATCTCAGAAAGCTGCTCATAAATTATCAGCCTATCCTCTTCAATATTAACACTGGCATAGTATTCATCCCAGAATTCAATGCTGTTTGTGTTTATTTTACCCTTTACTCTTTGCATAGTATCTCTTGTAGCTCATATATTTCAGGGAATGACTTGAGGAATTTTTCTCTATCATCACCATATATCTTCTCACTCTTGAGCTTACCTCCCCAGTGATCATCAAATTTATGCTTATTATCCCACTTATCAGTGCTGATTGATAAGAATTTAACCTCATCAGAATCAAATACCCCAACAGATGCATCAGTGACTATTGCTCTGAGCCACATTGCCCAGTCTAGTCCGCTGTTCAATCTCTTGTCGAATGGCTGCCAGTTTATCCTCTCAAGGAATCTGTGAGATAATACTCTGCCTATTCCGATTGGCTCATATGATCTTGGTCCTTTGCCGTATCCAGTCCAGTTGACGAGTCTGATGTCATCAGATACATCCACAAAGTGACAGCCTAGCTTTCCTACCATGTCGAACTCTTTCATCTTCTCTTCAGCCTCCTTGATATAATTGTCTGACACCCAATCAGAAGAGCCAACAAATAGCACCCCAGTAGGATTGTATTTCTTAGCTGCCAGGAATCCGCTGTTCCACTTGGCACCCAGTGGATCATTGGATTGTTCTATCCACTCACATCCTAGCTCAGTGGCTAGCTCTTTAGCCTCAGCCTCATGGCCCATGCAGATGACTTTCACACCAGCTTTCTGAAGTCTAGTGATTGTGAATCTTAGTAATGGCAATCTGCCAAAGACTGGTATTGGTGCTACTATCATGACTTTAATGCGTTAAGTAGGTCCGCTTTCTTTGGTGAAGCTCCTAGGTTTAGTCCTCTATCTTTAGCCAGTGCTTTCATATCATTGTAGCTCATGGTGTCGTAGTTGTATTGTTTAGTTCCAATGAATGTGATCTTGGCTGGCTTGATCTCTGTATTGAGATTCTGCTGCACATGACCACATAGATCACGCATAGCATTGCGAAGGCATGTGCCACATTTCTTGTTGAGCACAGCAGACTTGTTTACCTTGTACCATATGCCTAGCTCCTCTTTCATTGGCTCAGTCAGCGCAAAGGATCTGCTCCTCATGTATCTCTGCACCTGACTCATCAGTTCTTCTGATATCATGGTTTCATAATTTTAAGTAGTTTATACTCTAGCTTTGTGCCTTTAATCTTTCGGCGCAGCTCTCTGCTATTGTGTAGCTCATGCAATAGTATTGCACCTATCATGGCAAAATACTTGTCATGATCAGTCATTAATTTGTCAGTTACTTGTTCTCCCATGATTGCAATAGATCAGCTAGTAAGTATGTGATGAATGCGATGCCAACAGTATGCCAGTCGTACATCAGTAAAAGGATTACTGAAGTCCAGAATGATAAGCAGCTCCAGCAGTTTAATGGCTTGACATCAGGCAGTTCAAAGGTCATGAATGCTCTCGCTATCCCTATGCTCGCCAGTATGAATAAAATGTAGATCATTTTTAAATTGTTTTATGGCACCATGGATGACTCTGAGAGGCAGATTAGTCTCTGCCTTGATATCTCTGTAGGTCATTCCGTATAGATGCATCTTGGTTATCTCTTTGCAAAACAGCTGTTGATCATCCTCTGGAGATTTCTCCATGTAGCTATCAAGGTACTGTTGATATTCTGATATGTCTTCATCTGTTTCTTTGGAGGCAACATCTGACTCGTATGGGATGAGACGTATTGGGGGATTGAATTTCTTGTTGAATTCACTACCGGGCCATTTCCACTGGTTATAAGCAAACCTTGCGAAGGTCTTTGGTAGATCGGCATCTGAGATATTGTACTGGCTGAGTATGATGAACACATCTGAGACAAGGTCACGATGTAACTCTGATCCGCCAGTGATCTTGAGTGCGATATTGTATGCTTCTCTGTTCCAGAACACATCACGAAGTTATTAAATATTTGAATACCTCATTCAGAAATTGTTCTGATACTGGCTTGCTATTAGAAAACCGCCACAGCTGTGAGTAGTTTAGATCACTATCTTCTGAGAGATGAGTGAGCTTGTAACGATTGGAGAGCCTCTTGTGAAGCTCTCCTCTCATCCAATCACTTAAGCTGACATCAGAAGGGAAGTCCATCATCGAAATCATTTGTATCAGCTTTTATCTTATCACTTGTATTCTGTAGCTGTGGTGTCTCAGTTGGTGCCACCCAAGGCTCTTTGATTGCAGCACTGAAGTATTTCACTCCCTTGGCTGATTCTCTAAGCCATAGAGAGATTTCCCACTCCTTGTTATCCACTACCATCTTGCCTCTGTAGTCAGGCTGATTGTCAGCTGTCTTCTTGTCGTTTTTGAAGATTGCTCCGCTGTTGTTTTTCTGTTCCATTTTTATTTGTTTCTATAGATTAAATTAATTACCAGTACCCATAAATTTTCTCCTGGCTTCCAAGTCCTCAATGATCTTGTCAATTTTTGCAGACACCTCATGATATTCCTCATTCGTCAAAGGTATTAAAGATATTTGTGTAAAGTAAATTCTCCAATACATTGACTCAGACTTGATGTCGTAAATGTGCTCTTGTATTACCTCCATATTTTATATTGTTTAATTTATAACAAAGCATAAGCACCACTAAGGCGGATGCCTATGCGACTGTTATGCTCAAGTGCTTAGTTCTTTCTTAAATTCAAACGCTTCATTTCATTATTAAGTAAATCAAACACCTTTTCAAACTGGTTAACTCTTTTACCTTTTGTGTATTTTTCAAGAGACTCTTTTACAGCGTTTGAATTTATATTAAATAGAGTAAATAACTCACATAATTCATCTGTATTTTCAATTGTAATTGAAAGTTTTATTGGTTCAAAACTCACATTTTTTAAATCTGTTTCTAATTTCATTTTCTAAATTTTAATTCGTTTGTATTATTTCCGCACCTAAGCATAACCACACCTTAGCGCAACTGAAAATGCGCCAAGCTGTCAAACGTTATTTATTATTTAAAACATTAACATACTGGACATAAAATTCAGAGGCATGTCTGAGTCTATCAAGCATTGCCAGTTCAAGATCCATATCTCTCTCATATTTAATGACAGTGATACGTTTGGCTGGATCAATATGGTCCACTCTGTGAAGTGACATGTTATCCCATGGAGTAAGCAGTCCAAGGTCATTAGTTGGATCTGTTGATACCATGCAATAGATTAGCTCGAATGATGGCCTATCGTACAGATACATGTAGGCTCTGCCTTGCCATTCGTAAAGTGACTCATCCCCATCCTCAGCTGTTGCTGGGAATGTTTCTAAGGACCAAGATGTCTTGATGTCAATAATTACATCATCCAGTAGGATATCACATTCACCACTCATTGACTCAGTCTCTAGTCTGACATTGTTCTTTTTGTAGCTTGTGAATCTCACATCATTCAATAGCTTGATGCTGTCTTGCTCTTGCTCTATCCCCTTGATAATGTACTTGTTATTCAGCTCAATATTGTAGCCGTAGAAGTCTTGCTTTGCAATTGACTTGATATAGCTCTTTGCTGTTTCTGATAGGACCTCTGACTTGTTTCTAGGATTTGTCATGATCTTACCTATGCTTGATGGATGCCATTTCATAGTTCAAAGTTTTGTTTAAAGTAATCTTGTGAATTCTCATAGCCTTCTGACTGGTACTTGCCATTCATGTAGGCTGTAGTTATCTCTAGCTCTGATGCTTTATAGAAGTTCTTAAGCCATTGCTCCTTAAGGTAGTCACTTAGATCTGACCACTCTTCAGTTTGCATATACACTGCCAGTCTTTTGATTGCCATTGGTTTCATAATCTTGCCTCCTGATCTTTAGTAAGTGAATAGTTTTCTTTCAATTCTGCTACAGTGTATTCCTTCGCTGCAATCTTGATGAGTGCATTCTTGAATCTCTCTTCAGGCAATGTAGGTTTCACTACTGGTTTATCCTCTTCTATTCCCTTCGCTGCTGCTTTGCCATCATCATCTGTTGATGCCAATGAAATCAGACTGGTCAATGTGTACCTTCGATAGTAAGAAATGCACGATCCGAGCTGCTGGGGATTCTGTAGATCCGGTAGCTTCATCATTGATTCCACATGCTCACCTGAATCAACATCAATGATCTTGGTATAAACCATCTGATCAATGATAGGCTGCATGATGATAAGTCCATTCTCAAGTAGGATATGCTCACATGCATCTAGTACAGCGTTAAGATCTGCATATCTTGAATGATGTGACTGAGCATTCTTGTGGACCTTGCCAATTGCCAGCTTTGCGTTATGCAGTTTTCTGTACATAGGTACTGGAGCTGCACTCTCCTTTTCTTTAACTGTTGCCATAATTTGTGGTATTAAATTTTAACAAATATAATTAATCTTTTAATATAAACAAATCAAACCATTGAATAAAATCATCAAAGTTTTTAACAATGATATATATACCTCCAGCTTTCTCTATCATTTCTTGATATCTGATCTGGTCATCTGACTGACGATCACGTCCAATTTTTATCTCTATCTTAACTGACCTACCATTGATTGTGGCAGATATATCAGCAGATCCCTTGGTGCCCGTTCCTTTGGTCCACTTGCCTGGCATTTGCCTTGTTCCCTCACCTACCTTTAGCTTTGCACCTTGCCTCCACATTCCAGTAGTATTGATTCTCTCAGCTTGATATCCGGATAGATTGATGAATGATGTCACAGCCTTTGTCAGTGCATTAGCTGATGAGTCTGACCACTTAGTCTTAGCCAGTGCGAATTCAGGCATTGAGGGATATTTCTCTTTCAGATGTGCTGTTTCAAGATCAATGAGTCTTTGTTTATTTTCCTTGTTCATATATTCTATCTAGTGTTAATGTTTTACCTGGTGCCATAGTTGTATCTCTTGCCCAGTCCTTATGGTTTACAAATGTAAACTTATGCTCCTCAGCTGGCTCTATTGTCTTTTGCTCTGATAGCTTGCTGATGAATAGTGCAAAGATTGCGGCCCATACTAGGATCATTATTGCTGCTGTTTGTTTCATCTTATTCTGATTTAAAGGTTTGATTATAATATTCTTCAGGAGTAGAACTGCCATCATAGAATTCTCTATATCCATCATTCCAAGCATCAATTATCTGCTCCTTCTCCATCTCTTTGGATTGTTGGATTGCCAATTTTAATATTGAATCTTTCAAATCAACATCATTAAAAATTTGGTAAACTAACCATTCTACTGCTGTTTCTTTCATTCTTTCTCTAGTTTTTTAA